CGTTACATGTTTCTGAAATGCGTTGGATTGCACTAAGTAATGGAGGTACAATTGCAGCAAGTTTTGTTGTTAATGTTTCCGGAATTGTTTTGAATTGATCTAATGATGCAATTGCATTTGCTATAGTTGCATCTTGTATTGCTTGTAATTGTTGAGCAATGAATAATGGTGCAGTGACCGGATTGGATAGTTGTGCAACTGCGATCGCTGCTTTTACAGAACTAGCCGTACTAACTAATGTTTGAACGGTATTAACTGTAGTTTGTATTTTAGGTACAATTTCTCGTAGGTTTGTTATTTGCTGTTGAATACGTGTTAATTCATCTTTGATTTTTTTAACTTCTGGATCGTCACATGATGCACCGCGCGGAAGTTTAATTGAATCTTGTACAGTTTTATTTACTGATTCAACAAGACGATCAGTTTGCAAATTAACCTGTTTAACTAGTAGATTAACTCCTTTCCCGGGTAGTTTAGGGACAATATCAAATGGAGGTGTTAAAGCTGACATGATGTAACCTTAATATGTTTGGTAGTTTATAAAATATTTAGAACTAAGTAGTTTTTGTAAATCTCGTTGAGCAGATTGAATGTTTGATTTATCTAAAAATGTTCCAGTTAAATGTGCTGCCTGTACAGGAACATTGAGTTGATTTAATATTTTTTGAAGTATAACAAGCAATACATCTCCGTGTACCATGGAAATATTTGCTTCATCACTACCAATTTTAACATCACCGGTAGTATTCAATATAATAGCTTTCGGTGCATCAATAACTGCAATATCTGTTTTCGCTTTTAATATAATGCGATCGGCCGTTCCAATGAGTTGAGATTTTGAATACTGTGATTCTGTTGGAGTAAAACAATGTAATGGATTCTTTTCTTGTGATGTTCCTAATGTTAATGTTGGGATCTGTTGAGTCGATGTCAAATAAATTGCAGATGCATCATCTTGTATTTGTTCAATTGCAAATGAATCTTCTTCAACTTTCCGGTTGTTTGATATAATAGTAATTGGATCTCCAATAACACTACCGGTCCAAGTAGGTTGTTGTTCTACTTTTATATTTTTAGTGTCAATGGTGCTGCCAAACCGTATACTATTGCCCCAACGTCCTTGATACACAACATCACCTTCAAATTGTTGAAGTATGGATACAACTCGTTCTTTAAAAGAATCACCAGGAGCAGCAGAGCCAGATATTCTAGAATCAGAAACGCCAGGAATAGCATTTAGATTGATATCAGAACTTATAGATAATGTATTTAGATAAAACCATTCTGTTTTTCTGCTATCAATATTAGAATCAGCACGATATCCACGAAAGACTAGTATATTTTCCCCAACCAAAGGAATCTTAGATGTATTCAAATCTGCAGGTTTAGCAACAATTGGTGGAGACCACGTACCTGTTTGAATGATAGAACAATTGATCATGTATATGTTTTTTACATTTCGATCAGCTGGTTGATTTTTTTGTTTTAATTCGTTATCTATAGATAAATTATAAGTAAGATTTGGAGTAACCGCAGTTACTTCAGCAACATAAAATGAAACTGCATTAGAATATGGAGCATTACTCATCATTGCTTGTCAACTTGCTTTTAGCTTGATTTATTTTGTTTTGGAAGTTTGCAGCTTCTACATCCAATTGTTTAAGATCTCGAATTTCATCTTCTAATTCTGTTTCTAATGTAGTTTCAGCCATTCGAATCAATTGCATTTTTTCTTCATCGCTAAGCAATGAGTCAGCACCTGCAATAGTTTGTTTAGTTGAAATATAACGCTGAACAATCGCAGTTAATTTAACCAAATGATCATCATTCTTAACTGCAACATCTAAATATTCTTTAATTAATGGAACAATGATCGTAGCATCAGATGCATTTTTAATTAATGGCTGTAATTGAGCAATCAGTTGTGTTATCTGACGATCTTTTTTCTTGCTGTTATGGTATACATCAGACATTAGATCTGCAAATGTAGTACCTTTAAATAGTTCTTCGTTTTTATCCATTTCGAAACATTTATATAAATATAAATATCAAAATGGCAATTTTATGAAGTCCGTACGTTCGTATTCTTTAAATTTGTCTTCGTAGATTTGTTTCAATGTTTTAACAACCCGAGTGATGTTGTTTGTTTCCATCCCGGTTCGTTCTCGAATCAAAATGTACAATGCTTTCTTGTTGAAATCTTCAATATTTTCTCGAGTTTCAAAAATATGCAAAACTGATTCAGCAACATGTATATCAACGGAATTAGTGAAAATGTAATTCAAATTGTCGTAACAAAATTCAACATATCCATCCATGAAATATTCCAATGTTTCGCGCATTTCATTGTTGTGAATTTCTGTGATTATGTTGCGTTGTTCATCGACATCAATAACTTGTGTATCTGCTTTAACCTTAGCATAACCTTTTTGATTCTCTGCAATCAAATAATTGAATGATGTTCGTGTATAATAAGAATATGCTTTGCCATTCTCTGGATTAAATTTATCTAATCGAGCTGTTAGGAATGTAACAAGATCTGTTTGCAAATCATTGAATGAAGAATCAATGTAATCAGGTTTTATCTTGTTGATTAAATTTTCAGCCATTTTCATGAATGCTGGAAATATAAATCTGCGATAAATTTTTTCACGTAAAGCAGGTTGGTCTTCAACTTTATTGTAAGCACAAATAGCTATATCTGTGATTTTAGTAAAATATACATTGCTTTTCTTTTTAGCTCTCCTGCCCATCGAATTCCTCTTTAAGTTCTTCAATTACTTGTTTTAACAAAGCAAATGTTGTTCCTGCTTCATCATCTTTTTCAAATGCTCCTAGTCGATCAATTTGTTGCATAGCATCATATGATTGTTGAATTCTAGAATACATATATTCATTTGTTTGTTGAACTGATTCAATTAAATCATCAGTATCAGCTAATACTCCGGCCAATACATAAGCTCTATAACCAAAGTATACTGCGGCTCCTGTGGTTACGGTTGATATTAATATAAGTGCTATCATGATTAATCTTCTAGTTTAAATGCACTAAATATATCCGTTAATGACTTTTCGACATCTGGATTATTTTCAGCTAAGTTTTTCAATCCGTTGCTTTTTTGTGTTTTGCTTTTTTCTGCAACAGGTGCAGGAGATGAAGCTTTTCCATTTCTCCAACGTTCGAACTCAATCTGTGCTGCCATGTGATCTGCATGATGCAATACAATAGGAAGATTTGTTTTCAATTTGGCTTGTGCTGATCTGGCAACATAATACGGTTTATTTGCATCATCATACATTCCATCATGAATCTTAATGGCTTGATATTCATTCCAAGACATTTTAACATCATATTCTTGAAGCAACCAAATTGAAAGGTCTGGCACCATGGTAAATGGAATATTTTCATTGTGGCGATACATCTTGTTTTGATTCTTGCGATGCCAATCTGATGTCTCTACCTGATAAACTTCATTACCTTCACCCGGAAATCCTACTTTACCTAAATCATGATGCATTGCTGCAAACATCAATTCTTCCATGGAATAACCGGACATATCAGCACCAGATGATTGCCATGTTGCATACAAGTTTCTAGCGCATTCCATTACTCGAAGTACGTGGTCAACATATCCTCCGGCAAATGCATTATGAAAATGTGCAATTGAAGATGCTGGCATCATAACAATGCGATCTTCTAAGTCATCATACATTGCATGGATCTTATCTTTACGCGTAGGAAAGAATTGATCAATTTCATCACGAAATCTTTCCCAATTCGATTTGATTTTTTCTGCTTCTAACATAACTTAATATAATAACTTATTTTCGTAATTCCAAAGTTTGACCAGCAACAAGCTTTGTAACACATTTTGAACATGTTATTGCAGTTGCCTTTTCATCTACTCTTTGACAAATTTCTTCGCAATATTTACATTGCAGTTTTTTGTAACCTTTTGGTGGTTGTGAAGATTTTGTGTTTCTCATTCTCTATCAATAAAATAACGTGCTGAATCTAATTTCTTAAGAGCTGTTGCTAAATTGTGCAATGCAGATTCTTTATCTATTTTGCCTTCTTGCAGCATACGTCCGGTGTTTCGGATAATCTCTCTTGCATCTTCGATGTCATCAGTAATTTGAGCTTTGTAACGATAATGTGCCATAACTTTTCCTTTTTTTTAATTTATAATAAATATTGTTAATCTAGAATCAATGCAGTTTTTTGAGGTTGGCAACATGTTACATTTAGTTGCAACAATGATTGCTCTTTTGCCTTGGCTTCAACCTCAATATCTAATGAATCAACACCATATGTGCATGGAAGCTGTGTAATAAAATCAGCATGAGCTTGTTCCTTGATCTTGGTAAACTCTTTGTATGCCTTATGAAAGGTTGGCCATTGTGCAATTGTATCCATGGAAATACCATGATGCTCAAACATACGCTCAATAAGAAGTTGTTGTTCGCGTCGACGTGATTCGGAATAGTGAGTGCATTGTGTTGCACCGTGAATAGCCCAAGTGTCGCGAGCCATAAAGAATGCTTCTTGTTCGCTGATATCACCGGTATTGAATGTATGATGCCAATAGTCGAATGTAATAGGAATACGAGTTGGAACATGCAAATACTCATACAATTCACGCACAGAATACATAGAAGCCTTATCATCATTTTCAACAACTAAACGTGCACGGCAGGATTCTGATAAACGTGAGTAGTTAAATAACCAACGAGCAACTGTACCAGGCTTATCACCATAAGTAGCACCAATATGAATATTGATAAGATTGTCAAAGCTAGGAGCATAACCCATAAGGTCAAACATTT